GCGGCCTTTGTTATAGCGTTCACCAGTCCAAAATGCATAGGCTTGGTGTGCCATCGTTGATGGGGTAGAGAAATAGGTTTTACGCCATTTCTTATGCATGGCCATCCCTGAAGCGACTTTGTTTAGTTCGTTAAAACCATATGTCCAGAAAAATTCGTCGAAATAGAAATTACCGTGGTGGCCTTGAGCTGTTCGGGCATTTGTACCCAAGAAAGTGAGGTTTGCTTGGTTGTTACCTATGATGATTGGATCACCTTTAAGCTCCACCCCCGTATGTTCAAAAGCAAATTGTTGAATGTAGGTTTTGAAAATATGCGCTTGGGCTTTAGATGCAGATAAGAAAATCTGATTGCGGCCAGTTTTAA